GCTAGGTCTGTATTGTACACCTTAAGAAGGGATCAAGCCTATGTGTAATATACCTATTGAGCTTCACGTTTTCGATGCCGGGCCGCAAGACCCGTCAAAGTTCATGTGGAACTACAAGTACATTATGCACGGGATCAATTCCAACCAGCTAAATGTCCGTCAGGTTAATAACCTGATAAACACGTCTGGTCTTTCGGTGCATGATACAGCTCTACTGCGGCTGAAACTCGATGAGTTTCTTAATCCGCTGTAGGGTGCTAGATTCCTCCAATCCTGGAGGGTCTAAATCAACGTGAAAAGGTGGGGGACCCAATGTATGTCAAAGATAAAGTTATCCAAAATTTGGAGAACCATCCTCGAGGTACGTGGGGTCATCCCATCGGGACTAAGCTTCAAGAAGATTCTTGTCGCCGTCTCGACCCTTGTTGCGTTGATCACTACCCCGTTCGTTGTCGGCAATGCCGATACCGTTAACGGGGTTGACGTGCCCGATAATGGGTTAACGTCGCATGATCAGGCCTTATGGTCTGATAACGGTCGCTAACTTTTCACGGTTAGTGGATTGTTAGTCTTGGGTTCAGTTACACAGTAGCTGAATGGATTCGTACTCGAATCCCGCCATTATTGGTGCCTACCTTGATGGAGAACACTATGGCTCGTTCACCTGGGAGCACTGCTCCCATTCAAGTTCGTGGTTCCGGAATGTGGGCCTACACGGCTCCTTCTGGCGGTACTACGACAAGTGTGAGGGATGGGTATGTCCTACGGGACTATCGACCCTCGTACTTGCGTGGCAACCGATCCACGATTGGTTCAACTCATTGGATCTTTCCGACGGGTTATTCTCATAAAAGCCGAACCATTGATGCCCCTGGACAAGCTGTCGCGAGACAGATTGTTAGTGGCAAGATGGCGACGTGTACTGAGACGAACCCGCCGATTGATACCAAGTTGAATCAAAACGGATTCATCGTTGCTAATGATGCAACGTTGATGTATCCGTTACTTAAGAACGCAGCTACTGTGAAGGCTCTCAACAGCATTGCCGATCAAAAGGCAAACATTGCTGAGGACCTTGCCACATACGCCCAGACTGCGCGCATGTTTTCGAACAAAGCGCAGGCTTTACGTGATATCCTAGACGCATTCAAGAAAGACAAGCGAGTGCGAAACCATGCTCGTCGAAACTTGCGAGAAGTCGCAAGTAAAGGCGATAAGGTGGCTGCACAAGCTTATCTTGAGTATGTCTATGGATGGAAACCGTTAGTTTCCGACGTATTTGGCGCATACCAGCTATTGAAGGACTACTCTACGGGGAAGAAGGCCGTGATTGTTCACGGTCATGGTTCTTCTTCTCAACAAGAGCAGACTTCGTTTCAGGATTCATACCCATCGACAGTTGGGGGTAATTGGATTAAAAACCAATCCTCCACTAAAGTTCGGACTCGATGTGACCTTTATGGTCGTGTCGACCCGAACTTAGTCGCGTGGCGTATGCTGAATCAGCTGGGGCTTTTGAATCCCCTATCGTTCGCATGGGAACTAACTCCTTGGAGTTTTGTTGTCGACTGGTTTATACCAGTCGGCCCCGTGCTTAATGCCTTAACAGCACCGATAGGACTCAACTTCATCTCAGGTACAGTCGGAGAACGTGTCAGCCGTACGCACGTGGGAGAGTATCACGTTCAAGTGATACAAAACCACGCAAATATGGTTGAAGACACTCCGATCAACTATACGGTGACGGATGAGCTTTATGTAAGGCAAACACTGCCGAACTGGCCCTTCCCGTTACCGTGGGTTGACCTGAATCCTCTCCGAGGTGATCGATCGTTCAAGGCTTTGGCCTTGGCGATTGTAAACCTTCGATGATAAGGTGAACTTATGCCAGAGTACTGGTATCCTCCATACAATAAACTAGGAGAATAAGACGATGTCCGCACGCGGAAATCTCGTCATTAATGACCGTGCCGCTACCCCGGTAGCTCATACCTTCTCGCCTGACGGCGATGACAAGAATGGAGTGCATCTGTATTCCGAGAAGGGTTCAGTCCCTGCCGGAAATCCGAAGTATTCCATTGGTCTTCGTCAGACTGGTGGTCGGTATCGGGGTAGTATTCGCTTGGCCATTCCTGTTGTCCAGACACAAACGATTAATGGTGTCTCGGCTCCAGTGGTTGTGCGAACTTCGTACATCGAGGTTAATACCTCGTTTGATGCACTCAGCACTACGCAGGAGCGTGCAGACGCGGTTGGCCTTTTGGTCAACTCGCTTGCTGCATCGCAAACGCAGATTAATGACTGCATCGTGAATCTATCGGACATCTACTAGTCCAAGATTCAGTACTTCGTTCAAACATCCATCAGGAGTTACGATATGCGAAGCATACGTAAGAACAGGAAATCCAGTGGTAATCGTGTAATGAAATTGAAAGATCAAAACACGAAGATCCCTGGTGAGGCCATAGAGTTGATCAAGTTAATTCCTGATCAGCTCCTTGACGGCTCTTTTGCCACTGAGTACTTGAAGGCTGAGTTCCTATCAAAATTGAACGATAGTGAACCTGGTTCTTCAGAACGTCGGCGGTCGGCTGCGATCCAGAAATGGAAAGCTACCGAGGAGCATAATCATCGATTTTCCCTCAAATTCGAGGGATGTGATCCGGGGTTTAACATTTTGCCCCGGGTTACGATGAAATCGTTCGTCAAGTTTGCGAATAGACTCATATCCAACCTGCTTGGCGAGTTATCCGACACTATCGTGTTAGGTAACTTTTCAGGTGGGGCAAGTACGAGTCGATCACGGCGTTCCAGTGAAAAATCTGGAAAGTTCGTGGGAATGGCCGACATAACTGAGTCAGCAATGCCCTTCATTGATCTAATACATCGTGAAGCTCCGTTGTTGAGACAGTTCGGTACCTTCTACACCCTTAGGGAAGTAGAGGGAGCCGAGTTGTTCACTGTCCCCAAGAATGCTGACATTGACAGATGTGCTTGTAAAGAGCCAGATGTCAATATGTTCCTCCAGAAGGGAGTTGGTCGCCATATCAGGCGCCAGCTCCTCCGGCACGGGCAGAACTTGAACGACCAAAGCGTAAACAGGAAATTGGCACGTCAGGGATCCTTAGATGGATCTTTGGCGACCATAGACTTGTCCAGCGCTTCGGATACGATCAATATATCTGTGGTCCGTGCTCTACTCCCATCTGATTGGTTCGAGTATCTAAACGATATTCGATCCAAGGTGGTAAAGGTAGATGGGGAACACGTCAGAACTGCGATGTTCTCTTCCATGGGAAATGGCTTCACGTTTGAGCTCGAAAGTTTAATCTTTTGGGCTTTAATGAAGGCCACGTCTTATTTCCGAGGAAATCGCGGAGTCGTCTCCGTTTATGGTGATGATATCATAGTTCCGTCTGTGGATTATGAGTCATACCTTTGGGTGTTAACCTCTTTTGGTTTTCTACCCAATGCGAAGAAGTCGTTTGGCACAGGATTCTTTCGAGAATCTTGTGGCGGGCATTACTTCGCTGGCGAAGACGTCACACCCTTCTACTTGCGCAAACCTCCCAGTCGGTTAACGGACCTGATTAGGGTCTGTAACCAGCTGCGAAAGTGGGCTTTTGCCCACGATCCTCGGAGGTATGAACTGACCGCTATATACCCATTATGGGTTAAGTTAGCGAGTTTCGTTCCGCAAATGTTTTGGGGTGGTCACGATGTCGACTTAGACACCCGGTTAGTTTCGGAGCCTTTTGGTTCTTGGACACTTGTTCGTATGTCCGACCAGAAGAATACCTCCGACCTTGGCCGGTATTTGAGTTGGCACTGTGATAATTGGAACCGCACTTCAGATAATGAGCCTAATGACTCATTCCCTCTTGTAGAAACAAGATCGTTCTGCAGGAGGAGGCGCGGAAACAGTGC